CCATAGAATTCATTTCCTGTTATGTATCCCATCATCTTTTTGGCAGATTCAGATGTCGGAAAATTTTCTATATTCATAAAATCCCTCCTAACTGAAATCCACGTTTTCTGTCGCTGGGTACTCTCCCTTGTCTAAGACTATGTTTTCTTCACTCCCGTTTATCAAAAACGTATCGAAGTCAGACACTCCAGGAATATCCGTAATAAGGGGGCGAATCTGGTTATAAATCAGAACTCCATCGAATTTTGATTCTGAGTATTCCTGTAGGACAAGATTTTTAAAAGCGCTTATAATTGTAGGTATGTCTGTCGTTTCATCATAAACTAAGCCAGTACATGTATATGACACATTTTTAATAGTAGCCGGAACTATGGTCAGCTCTGCGCTTCCTGTAGGGAGCAAACGCTGCGAACGATCATTTGGAGAAACAATATGGTCATATACATCTTGTATCAATCGCTCATTGGCCGGAGATCCATTTGAGTCTACAATTATAAGCTTAACCGTTCCTGGTCCATTCCATGTTGCATCCACGATGCAATCTCCCACTCCAACCACTTCCTTCGCCCATCGGATATAATCAGCATCATTTCCAATATAGCTTACTCCTTCCTGCGTACACTTTTCTTCTATTCTCTGCCGCAGAGACTCGTCACTTTCTATGTCCGTACCACCAGTAATCGCTTCAGAATTTTTTACTGACGAAACGCCCTTTATGTTATTCAGCAAAAATTTTATTGTGTTCGCATTTGTATTAGACTCTTTTCCAGGCTCAACAGCAGTCACTGAGATTTCAACTATACCATCATCTGGTATTGCCATGGATTCATCAGATGAATATTCCAACGCCGGAGATACATCTGTTGCCTCCGTACAAAAAATTGTTCCGTTCGGAATTATGGTTCCCGGATCTCCGGTAACATCGATTTTACCGCTTGCATAACCAGCCGGACGGCGTTCTATGCCTGCCGCTGCTGCGTGTAGATCGAGCCAATCGTCCCACGCCCACATCGGAAACATGAGCATGAGCGTCCGGACCATATGAAACTGAATCAGTTCTGACTTTTCAATCGCCGTTGGCATTGTAAAATCATAAGGGAATCCTCCCGGCATATCATCAATACCTTCCGGAAGTTCGCTCATCATCCTCTGCTGTATTTCCTCCGGCTCGCTATAACCCACGAATTCCGGTGGCGTAAATTCTTTACTCCATGCATTCACTCATTTCACCTCCTCGCTATATTGAAACTTTAAACTCGTCAATATCCACTCCCTTAACAACGAACGAAACACTTACAGCATCGCCATTCCAAACAAATTCAAATTGCCTAACATATTCCGTCCTTGGATTCACCATCAACGCCTCCGATATTGTTCTCTCTATCGCGGACTCAACCGCCTTTTCACTGTCCTCTGCCAGAGCCTCGTTCAATTCAGTTCCAATTTCGTCTGGATAAGCTGCGCAGTCATATCGCTGTGTAAGAGCCATTTTGCAACACCATACTTTATACCCTTCCACGCCATCGCACTGCTCCATCTGCCCTTTTCCATTGAGGACAAAATCCTGTTTTTCAACATCCCACGCAACCGTATAATGGTAATCCCGATCTAATTGATCTCCGTCATCGATAAATTCGGGGGATTCCTCCACGGGAAATAACGTATTTTCTTCGTCCATGTTTTCACCTCCCCTAATTGATCACATCAATGACTACCGCTTCATTCTGTACCCATGCCACAAGCACGTGATCACCCGGCGATAATCCGGGGACCGGTATGGAATGCGAATGTGACCCGTTGCCATATTCATGCCCGCCATGACTACCGCCCGAAGCTCCAAGAGACATACCTGTTACATGCCGGCACACTGTATAATCTCCATTTGGAATTTTTACCGGGAAGGTATTTGTTATCAGCCCATAGTCAGACTCTATTTTTCCAAAATCAAGAACAAGGGGAGAGTCTGACATGCTTTTCATTCTTTTATGAAGCGTCCTTGCCAGTTTGTTTGTTCCGGCATGTCCATCAAACGCCATCGTCATCCCTCCTTAATCAAATGTTCCGTCGTCCACCCATCCATATACATTGCTTGAACTGTCCACATGTATCAGGTGCCATGGGTGGGATTTCCCCGATCCGTTCTTAATGGTTATTTTTGCTCGTCCAGCTCTTGCGTTGTATCCACGGGATCCCGCATAAGAGCTAACGTAATGTGTTCCGCCGTGGAAATTCACAATATCGCCCACATTGTAAGATTTTTTCTGTACCGTCTGCTGTGCTTTCTTCTCATATTCTTTGAATGGTACATGAAGATCCAGTGTCATGCTGCGGCTGTCTACATCATGCCTTATGCCAATAACATAGTAGTACGCATTCATGGTTCCAACCGTTACATGAACCAGGTCCCCTTTGCGCACCCATGGAATATCAGGTGCCTTAACAGTCATCTCCTCCTGAACTTCTCCCTCTTCATCGAGAATTGTCTGTGCCGATGTCTTAGCATCCTCAAGGCTTTCATCAGTTCCCCTTCGAACTATTTTCTGCCGTACGCCATATTTTGTACTACCGTTCAGCACAGCTTCCACCGCGCTTTTTCCATCATCATCCTCCTGACCAATCACCTTTACACGGGTGATCATCCCGGCAGTGCTTCTCTTATGCGTGGCCGTGACCACGTTTTCAGCCGCAAAATGATAGACCGTCTTGTTGTTCGCATAGGGGACAACATACGCTTTGCCCTTCCTGTCCTGCACGACGCATTTTACGCCACCCTTTTTATAAGCGTCATCCAGAATTTCCGTAATGACGTTTGCAAGGTCCTGCGATTTGAAAGTCAGCTTTGCGTGCGTCTCATTCGGCCCTTCATAGGATCCAAGGGGAATCTCCCAATCATCAAAGATCTTCGTTACAGCAGATTTTGTACCGGTACCGGCGGGATAGTATATATTGTCCTGGCTTTCCTGCAGATTATATAAATTGTCATAGCATTTGCCGTCAAACTTATATGAATCCGAAGAATACGATGGCTTCCAGTCTATAATGTTTCCCCTTGCCACTTCGTCGTCGGTGACTCCGTCAGAAGCGAATATCCCGACTAAGCACCCAAGCTTCGCTATATCCGAAAACACTTCCTTTGATGACTTTTCATTTTTTGTTGTAAATGAAATTCGGGTGGAGAGTTCGTCTTCACCTTGCTCCCACCCGAGATTTTCTACATAATCTTTTATATTGTATTGGTTTCCCTTTTCGTCCATAATAACGAAGCGGTATTGCACTTTAGATAGATCTATCATTATACCGCCCCCTTCCTAATTCGGGATAACCAACACGGTCCCCGGGTAAATCCAGTGTCCATTATCGCTACTTGATCTCCCGTATCTTCTCGCAGTGGATTCTATCGTTGACTTGTTCGCACTATATATTTTTGTCCAAGTGGATCCGGAGCCGCCATAGAACTTCCTTGCGATCGACCATAGATTGTCGCCTGATTTCACGGTATAGCTGCCCTTGTTTTTGGGAGCTGCGGCCGCAGGCCTTGTCACCGTCTTCTTAACGAACTTTACAATCTTGAGTTCGTCCGTTGTATAAACCTTCAGGGACCGGTACTGCACAAACTCCAGCGAATACTTCTTGTTTCCGTAACCGCCATAATCTGTACATTCAAAATCACTGATAGTAACATCAATATTGATGTTGGTTTCAGTAACCATCAACCGTAGCACGGTCCCTTTTTCCTGCCAGTTTTTCAGAATTTTTTCGCATTCTGCCGGCTTAATCCATTGTTTCACAATGGACTCGTTTTTTTTCGCCTCTCCGAAAAAAATCCCCTCGAACGAAATCTCTGTAAGCTTCATTCCTTTGGGCATTTTCACCTCTCCATAAGACAGGATATCGTAGGACTGATAATTCGTCCGATTTCTTCCGCTTACCTCCTCAGGGAGGCTCGGAAAGATAAATTTACTCTTACCGTTTTCAACTTCAGTTAAACTAACATCCATAAAGCGCCTCCCTTAACTACTTACCGGCATATTTGAAAAGACCTCGCCAAGGCGGTCAGCAAGCTCGCCTCCGAGATCGTCTGCCAGCTCTTTCATATGTGTCTTAATGATTTGAAGGATATCATCTTCCCTTTGACTTGTTGATGAGATCACGAACTGCGGATTTACAGTAACGCTAAGGCTAACCTCTTTCGTGTCCGTATTTTTCTCGCTGTCAATGACAGTTGAAATATCGGAAGTGCCTCTGTCGCTTTCTGATATTGGCTCTGCAAGGCTTTCTGTATTCTCCCATATATTTTTATTGGAAGAGCCAGAGGAGCCAATAAAGCCTCCATCAGCGTGCTTTCCAACACCGAGCATTTCTCCGGCCTGCGCCCACAGTTCCAAGCCCCGCTGTCGCCTTTTACTCCCAAGCGGAATGATTACCTCAGGTCCATCTTCGCCCCACCATGTAAGCTCCGGGCCATAAGCAAAGCCGCCGTTTGCATTGGATGATATGCTTCCGCTCACCGTGGCCGTTCCACTTCCGCCGCCGCTGAAACTGATTGTCGCAGATGGGTTCGCAAGCTTATAATTAACAGTGATCGTTACCGTGGTCGTGGTAGTAAACCCTGCGGCAAATGCGCTGTTGATCGCAGCCCCGACCGACGAATATAAGCTCGTGATCGATCCTTGAATTGTTCCCATGGTTGCGGTAATTGCATTTGAGATGCCGGTTCCAACAGCGGTTGTGACGCCGGAATAATCCAAGCCATCAATCGATGACGTTATACTGCTCTGCAAAGCGGCGGTAAAACCACTCATATCGATACCTTCAGTCGATGACAGGGCCGTTACAATAGACGTATTGATCATCTGTGCGCTTTCTGAAAGGTCTATTCCTTCGAGCGCAGCAGTTAATGAGTTCTGGATCCCCTCCTGCAGTCCGGCGCCTGATTCAGACATATCTACCGATGCCAAAGCCTCTCCAAGCTTCTGGTTCATCATCCCGCCAACCTCTGTAAGGTCAATATTTTCCAAAGAGGCCGTCAGTGAGCTCTGTAACCCTTCCTGAAGCCCTGCATTAGACTCAGCCATATCCACGGAGGACATAGCTTCTCCGAGTTTCTGATTCATAAGAACCCCTGCATCCGTAAGATCGACATTCTCCACCGACGCCATAAGGGATGATTGTAATCCCTCCTGAAGCCCCGTAGCTGATTCAGACATATCGGTTGAGCCTAACGACTCTCCAAGCTTTTGCGTCATGGCGGACCCTGCGTCTGTGAAATCCGCATTCTCTATCCCGTTCTTCACCATGTTGTTAACGCTCTCGCTCATATCGATGCCGCTTCCTTCAAGCGCAGATGTCATCTGATCCGGCATAGAGGCCGCAACCTGACTCATCATTTCGGTGATGGCTGCCTGTGTCTCTGCCGAAAGTCCATCCAGATCAAGCCACTCTGTTGCCGTGGCCAAATCCCAGATTTCCACATCTACACCGTTTGACATCGCATTATGCATTGCAGTTCCGAGCCGTTCCGCAACGGATCCTTCAAGATCCGGAAGTATCCCATCCAATTCGCTACCGAATGCATCTGCAATCGACTGCAGTTCAAAACTTTCAACTCTGACAGACAGATCCGTGATCTTTGCCTGATACCCTTCGGTGAGCGCCTGCAATTGTTCATCAAACTGTTCCTGAGAAATCGCTCCATTCTGAAGCTGGAGATTTAGGTTTGTCAGCGAAACCTGCAAAGCCTCATCATATTGTGATGCCGCTTCCTCCACGTTTGCCTGAATTTCAGATACCAAAGAAGCGAAAGAGTCAGCGTCCAGCGATGCTCCGGAGTATTTAATTTTTAAGCTCTGGAAACTCGCTTCCGTTTCCGCCTGGCTGATCTGGTTCGTGATGTCGGCAATCTGGTTCTGCAAATTCGTGATTTCTGCCTGCTCATCAAGCGTGATCACTCCATCTTCCAGCGCTACATTGACCTTTGCTTTCAGATCGCCGCCAAGAGTCTCAATCTTAGACTGCAGATCCGAATACATCTGATTTAGCCCTGTTGTCATATCAGTTTCATTTCCCGGCTCAACCAGAAGATCTATAGCCGCTGTCGCCTCATAGTGCTTGTCTTCGAGGTACTGCTTCGAACTTTCGATCATGGAATCAACAGCCGAAATATATTCCGATATATCGCCTTCATCAAGCTTCATGCCGAGCGATGCCTTCCAGTTCAACTTGTCCATCGTCTGGAACGAACTTTGCAGAGTAGCAAGAGAACTGTCTGCGGTCTCTGCTGCTGCGGAGAATTTGTTCAGCGCCTCTGCCTGATCCGCAAACACGATCTGTTGCGCAGCTTCCTGGATTTCCTGCATAGACAGCTTTATATCCCCGAAGCTATCCCGGATCTTATTCGATGTCGCTTCCTGCATCATGGCGCCGAACTGCTCTGCAGATACATTCGTATCGTCAAAAGCTTCTTTCAGTTCTTGACTATCAAACTTCGCTCCCTCTAAAGCATACTTGCTCTTCTGCTCCAGATTTTCCGCCGCTGCCGCAGCTTCCTCGTAATCCTCTTTTACTTTATTTCCGCCAAACCATCCGGCGAGACCTCCAATTCCTGCACCGATCAAACCGCCAACAACGGTTCCGAGTCCCGGAATAACACTTCCTATCGCCGCACCGGCCGCTGCTCCTGCCGCCACGCCGCCGACTTTCAACCCAGCAGACGTTCCCTGTGCCTTTGCAGCTTCTTTATTTCCGGATTTATAGGAATTGTATGCGTCAAAGGCGTCCATGCCGCCGCTTATCAGTGTTGCTCCACCAACGACACCGCCCAGTATTGCGCCTCCTCCGGCAGCCGCCAGTCCTGCACTTGTAGATGCTCCAGATCCAAGCGCCATTCCTGCTTTCCCGGCTAAGCCCAAAAGCCCACTTCCAGACACATTTCCGACTCCGGCCAATTCGTCTGCTACTGAAAAACTGCCAATCACTTTCTTCAGCACTCCGCCTGTGGCACTATTGTATATACCTTTCCCAGCTTTGAACGCGCCGGATCCAAGGCTGAACATTGGTCCTGCCACTTTCGCAATAGCGGCCGCAGACAGTAACGATGTGATATCCGGTGTCTCGCCTCCCGGAAGAAACTTCGCCGCGCTTGAGAGGGATCCTGTCAAGAGCGTTCCGAGGGCTCCCGTTATGCTGACACCGTTCATGCCTTCGGTAAAACCTTCGGCGAACTGACGTCCTATGCTGCTTCCTTCATCGACAACAGAAGAAACATCAATTCCCATCAAAGCCATAATTCCTGTAGAAATAGCGGTTCCGATGCCAACGCCTATATCGCGGGCAACGCCGGCAACTTTCGTTTTTCCAGACCCATTCCACCACTCAGAAAACGGCTCTGCTACCAATTCATCCCATGCGATACTGATCTTCCCGAACAGGTCCGCATTCTCCCATTCATCCGTAGCCGTAAATTCAGCTATTTTTGATTTCGTTTCATCAACGAATCGGTCAAATGAGTTCATTGCGGTCAGTAATGCGTTTTCCACATCCGGAACTTTATCAGTCAGCCACTCTAACGCATCCATGAGATAAGGCTTGAACCTTTCTCCAAGAGACATTTTCATTGAATCAAGCGCTCCCGTGAACAGTTCAAATTTTCCAGCCAGATTATCCATCATGATGTCTGCCATTTCCTCTGCTGCTCCGGAGCTGTTATTGATCTGTTCTGTAAGATCTGCAAAATCCTGATCAGAAGCATTTACAATAGCAAGAAGACCGCTCATTCCTTCCTGACCGGCCAGCATCGCAGCATATTGCGCCCTCTCTGCTTCGGATAATGCGCCGAATTTTGATCTCAATTCCTGCAACGTCTGGGATAACGGCTTAACCGATCCGTCGGCATTTGTTATGCTGATACCGAGGTCGTTAATTGCATCCTCGGCCTGACCAACAGGATGGGTAAGATTGGTAAGCAGGCTTCTCAAACTGGTGCCCGCTTGCGATGCTTTAATACCATTGTTCGCCATAAGACCGATTGCTACCGCAGTATCTTCTATGCTATATCCCAACGCGCCGGCAACCGGCGCAACGTATTTGAATGTATCTCCCATTTTGGCAACATCCGTATTCGTTGCATTCGCAGCCATAGCCATAACATCAGCAAATCGGCCGCTGTCTTTCGCCGCCATTCCAAACGCTGTCAATGCGTCTGTTACGATATCAGAAGTAGTTCCAAGGTCTTCCCCGGAAGCCGCCGCTAAGGACATGAGTCCTTCGATACCGTCCATCATTTCTTTTGCATCCCAGCCCGCCTGCGCCATGTACTTAAACGCTTCTGCTGATTCAGAAGCCGTAAACTTCGTGACTGCGCCCATCTGGTTTGCTTTATCAGTCAACTGCGCAAACTCTTCACTCGTGGCACCTGATATCGCCTTTACTTCAGACATCGCTGCTTCAAAATCAGCGTACGTCTGAATTGTGTCCGCAATACCGGCGCCTGCTGATATAGTGACACCGGCGGCGACAAGTGGACTTTGCAGTAGCCCGAACACTCGCCTGACAGGGGATGTCACGAGATCCACAGCCTTAAGCGTAACCTTCCATGCTTTTGACGTCAGGCTTTTTACATAGGTTATTGCCTGCTTTACCGTCGGCGTTATCTGGTCCTTTGCCTCGAGCAGAAGCTGATACTTTTCTTTCAGCATAGCAAGAAGAGATTTTTGCGTCTGATTTACAGACTTTTCAAAGCCAGAGGCCTTTTTTGAGGCATTATCGAAGCCGCTTCCAACAGATTTTTCAAATCCGGATACGCTCTTAGAGGCGTTTTCGAATCCCCTCGCAGCCTTATTTGCGCTATTCACGGTATTTCCCATGCTTTTCTGCGCCTTTGTTGCCGCAGCATCTAGCCTCTCCAGCTTTTCGGTTATAATATCAATAACCTGGCCGGTATTGTCTTTCGTCTCTATAGGGATCTCAATTTTTATAACCTTAGTCGCCACCCGCTCTCCCTCCTTTCTCGTCATCTTCCAGACGTATTCTCATAGATGCGAACATAAACGCCCGCACGCCAGCAGGCTTTGCATATACTTCATCCGGAGTTATGCCCAGCCGCTGAAAAATTTGGTGCAAGAGGGTAGTTTTTCCTCCTGCCCGGATCAGTTTTTTGCTGTTTCCTCCATCTTGTTTTCAACCTCTTCCAAGTTTTCGGAATCAAATCCGCTCAGCTTATTGATTTCATCAATGACTCTGTCTTTTTCTCCGCCCAGAAGCACCGCTTCGATAACATCAAGCGCAGTTACGACAAGAACGCCCTGCTTTCTAAGCCCGTCCCACACCTGCTGATTATCCCAAAGTTTTGTACGGTCATCTTCGACCGTTGCATGGTAGATCAGTGAGGAACGGAATTTTGCATTGTCTGTCTCTTCCGCAAACTTGATGCCGATCTGCTTATTCCGAACATACTTTGTATACTTCTTGCGGCACTTGTTTGCTTCCTCTTCTCCGAGGGCGTGAATTCTGAACGAAAAGTAGAGCTTCCCTCCGCGAACGATATCGAACTGTACAATTTCGTCCGTCTTATAGGCAGCCGCCGCCAACATTCCGGCAATAAAATCGTTTTCAACCGTCAAAAGCTGCCCCTGTGTTTCCTTTTCAGTAAATTCTTCCTCGCGAACTTCCTGCGTATTTTCCGCCTTATCTGCTGTTTTTGCTAAACTTGCCATTGCATATCCTCCTTAAAATATTGAAGGATGACCGTGCGGCCACCCTTCGTTAAATTTGTCGATTTAGATTGAGAGTTCTTTCTGGAGATCCGGTTTCCCGTTGACGAAGAAGTTCCAGTTACGCTTGATAACATCTCCATTCGCAACGTTCTGGAGATCAATGTCGCCAGATGGGATACACTCTCTGTACACAACGCGCTCTTCGGATCCATTAAGCCCCTGGAGAACGCCCTGGAATACAAACTGCGGTGTTGTTCCAGACTTCATAGATGCCATGAGTTCACGGAACATGTCGATATCTTCGATCACGATTTCTGTAACAGTGATCGTGATTCCGTAAGAGTCACTGGTCTCATGCTCCTGCGGATCTCCCATAGGTTTATACTTCACATTGTTGTATGTAGCCTTTGCCTGAAAAGACTCCATGGAAGCCAGAAGATCGCCGGTTCCATTGTAGAGTCCGGCGTCCTTGCCGGTACGCGCATGACGCGCATCAGATGATGCTCTTTCGTTAATAGCCATTTAGTTTCCCTCCTTTATTCAGTTGTCCTGCTCGAGAACTGGAATTTGTATGTCAGATACAGATGCTCAATGGAATCCTTGTCGATCACCTGGATATCCATGTATGCATAATCACCATCGGACTGATATGTGGTATTCTCGGATGCGGTACCGGATACAAGCTTACCTTCGTTGATCATCGCATTGATGACGCCCTGCAGCTGACTAACAACCGTAGCCCGTCCGTTTACATCGTTATCCACCTTTCCGATCAAAGCATCAGCCTGGTCATTGCAGCGGGTAATCAGTTCATATCTCGTTTTTGTTCTTCTGATCTTTTTCCAACCGTCATCCTGATTATCCGCCGGGCTTACCAGCGTATTGATTGCGCTGTCGATCCAGATCTGCCCGCTCGTGTTTGTGCTGAGAACGATGCATCCTTTCTGCTCTGCTGTAGAGATGTCTGTCGGAGTGAGGGCGTCGTTAAGTTTCGTATACCCTTCCACAACCGTGTGGGTAAGAGATTTATTGGACGCACACGCAGCAATCATTCCTGCGATCCTTGCCGCTACGAGGTATCCCTCTACAGGTTCTCCAGAGATTTCTGCGGATGCGTTTACTACATAATGCATCTTCTCACTGTTGAACGCAGCCGCATGTGCCATACGGTCCGTAAGCGCGACCGTTTTCTTTTCGGCCACAACCGCCATTGCAAGCTGTCCTGCATCGAAAATCCGATCAATAAACGAAGCAAGCAACTGATGTACGGCGGTTTCTTCCGTATCAACACACGCTACATTGAACCGGTAAGGCTCCGCTGCAACAAACGCTTCGCTGTATTCCGCATTACTTGCCGTAGGATCTGTTCCCGGAGTAAATGCCTCTTCGCTCACATCTGCGAGAACACCTGTTGCGCTTGCTACGATCTCGGAAGTAAAGCACTTGGAATTTACAAACGCATCGTTCAGCGCCTTTACTTCATCATCTCCGGCCGCGAATTCGAGCTTCTCAAATTCTTTTGCCCCGGAATAGATAACGCATTCTTTGAGGGATGAATCGGACAGTTTTTCTCTTACAGTAACCGCAAAGTCCTTGGCGCCCGGATATTTCGCTGTGATCTTTAATGCTGCTGTATCGCCGTCCTTATCAAGGGTAACTGTGGCCGCAGTTCCGCCTTTTCCAACGCGAACGCAAACGCATTTCGTTGCTCCTGCCCTAATCACTTCACGGATTGCGTTAGTCGAACCTGCAGTGCCGTACAGCTTTTCATACCCTTCTTCTGGCGTGATCTCTACCGCTTCAGCAAGCGGTCCAAAATCGGATTTAAAGAAGATTGCCACTACTCCATCTGACGCTCCTACGATCTGATTTTCCCCGACCTTCTGGATGTTGAAATATGTTCCCGGTCGAATTTTGGTTTCACCAACAATAAATGTTCCTGCCATCACTTAACCTCCTTGCTCATAAATTTGTTTACAAGCTCTTTCGCTTCTTTTACCGTGGCCCTGTCTTTACCGTAGTATCTCAAAGCCGCAGCAACACATTCTTTACGTGTTCCGAACCGTTCTGCCGCATTGGAAAGCTCCTGCGCGCTGTAAACCGGTTCAGCAATTTTCTTTGGCGCCTTTTCCTTTGACGAAGTATTTGCGCCAGATGTCTTTGCTTCTGCCATAATATTTATTCCTCCTTACTTAAAATGACATTTTTCATAATCGCGTGTTCTTTCGCCCTGTATTTCAAGATTCCATATCTTCCCGTCACATACAGTTGACCTGCTTTCAGATAATCCGCCTGACGATCTAGCTGAACCTCAAATACGTTCATAGGTGATCCGTCCAGCAGGATTATTCTTTCGTCCGCAGCGATTCTCTGGGCTACAGCAGCAATCATTTTGATGTTCTTTGATTTATCCGGGCATAAAAGATGGACCGCTATTCTGCAGTCCATCCATGCAACAGTATTCATATTATTTCCATTCACTTTGTTCAGCGCGGTCAGCCGGCAGTAAAATACCGGTTTTTCTGATGTGTCTGTAATCTCGCTCAGCCGATCCACGCCAATGACTACAGACTCCGGATATAATTCTTTAATATACTGGTTCAAGGCAACAATAGGATCGGGATCCGTTGTCTCCTGCGGCGAATATTCCATCATGTCTATGGATATCTCCTGTCCAATCACATTTCCTTCAAGCAGGAATGGATCCGTTCTTGCCCACGCAAAACTGTACGGTCCGCCATCATCCGGGTAAATCAGGACATCCCTGAAGCACTCCTTAATAGCCGCCTCAATCTCTAAAATGACCAGAGAGGTGCTTTCTGTATAGGCGACGATGTTCAGAGCGCCTACACTGGATCTTTCCTCATTTGCCTGCATATCGCACGTAAAATTGATACGTGGGTACTGGCTTTTCCCTTTCCATCCTTCCTGCTTATCATCCGGAGCTTCTGTGTTGAATATGGCCGGTTTGTCTGCGTAAGTCGCGCATAGCGCCTTCAACTTTTCAGAATCAAGCAATCTTTTATAAATCAGGCTTATCAGATTCATCTCCTGCTCCTTCCTCCGGATATTTCACGATCGTCTGCATATCCTTGCTGTATCGAATTTCCCAATCCCCGTTTGCCACCTCGTCAGCATAAATAAAAAAGTGGTTCGTGACATTCCCGATCTGCGGTGGATATTGCACAGTGACCTTGTTTCCCGTAACGGAAACGACAAACCCTTGCTCCCCTTTGCTCCAGCTTTTATGCTTTGCATATATCAAGGTGCCGCGCTGTATTTCCTCCGTATCGAATACGTTAGTCGGATTCCTAATAATCAGCATATAAACCTCCTAAAAATCAGAAAAAATCGAATCAACCTCCGGTTCCACATCGTCCAAAATAGGATCCACGAATGGTCTTGCCTCCATTTTTTTCGTTCCGTCTTCAAGATATCCGGCATATGAAGCTTTGGAGTCTGCGTAAGCCGTTATAGAGATGCTTGAGTTCGAGTTTCCTCCATTCATTCGCACCCCCGTCTTCCACGCTCGTCGCAGGAAGCCCGTCCTCACCCCGGGAGGGTTTCCCGGTGATGATGGACTTGGGTTTGTCAGAACTTCTATGGCGCTATTCCGCATGGCATTTGACACGCGGAATGCCTTAGACATTGTCTTTTGATTTACCTCCCTAACCGCCTCGCGCACAGCTTGGCGGATCGCTTCGGATGCTCCTCCAGGTGTCATCTCAAATCATTCCTTTCTTCTGCGTAATAGATTGTTGCCACGCCCAACGAACCGGCATCATCTATGGCAAGCACAAGAAATAACCGGCTGTCCATCGCGAGAACGTCTCCCTTTTTGGCAGCCGGCCCATCCCAACTTACAATAGTATGGGTTAGGGAGTGCTGATCCTGGTCCCACATGTGCTTAGTCTTTTCGCGGTCATCAGTATCAGCTTCTGCCAAAACACCATTGACAAGAATCCCTGTATCCTTATATTCCACCACGGGAAGCCCGATGCTTGATATGTCAGAGTCTTTTCTTTTTACCAGGAACTCTTTAAAAAGATTTCCCGGGCGAAAATACATAAGCACATCAGCCACCCTCCCTCTCCGTAGACATCATACCGGTATAGAAATAAGGGCGTTCACATTCGTTTCCTTGTGCTGAAATAGCCGCTGCGGAAAGGCAGTTCTGTGCTACCGATGCTTTGAGCTTCTCGTATTCTTCCTGCCACAACTTTGCCCGATTTCCGAACTGTAACGATAGTGGACCCGTTTGTGTATCAACCTCATAGGAAAAGCGCCTAAAAATAGTCTCTAAGCAGGCCAGCTTTGCCCGCTTCCAGTTCTTGTGCATTTCAAGTATGGCTGTGTATTCTTCATCAGTAAGAGCGCAAGTTTTCTCCTTCCCCTCTACCATTGTATCGCCAAGCTCAAAACGCATAAGGTCTTTCCCTCGTTCAGATAATTTTCCAGGATCGTAACTGTATGCGCCTGCCATTATTCATCACCTGCGCTTTCCTCCTGCACATCCTCTTCAAAGTTGAGTTTTGTGGCGGCCGCTTCTGTTGCTTCTTTGATAGCTTTTCTCGAATCACAAGCATTAAGCAGAATCAGAACTTTCTCGTCCTCGATCTCCTTAATAGTCTCTTTTGCTTCTCCGGCGGTCATCTGCATTACCTCTGCGGCTTTGCATATCTGTTCTTCGTTACAGTGGAGAATCATCTTTCCATCCCTCTGGTTAATCGGGATTGCAAACTCAACCTGACCTATGAATGCGCCAGTGACGGCCGGTTCGCTCGGATCTCCCCCGCCGGCGGCGATCGCAATCACTCCAAGTTTCTCCTGCGCTTTGGGATTGATGACAAATTCAGACGGAATTTCATCGCCAATATAAAAGGTCTGCCCATTAAACGAACAGGGCTTTTTTGCTATCAGCCTCATAAGCTCCCTCCTTAAACAGCATCTTTAAAGAACATTCCAAGATCATCTGCCGTTTTCTTCATATCACTTGCCATAAGTCCTTCTACATATTCCGAATGTGTTCCATTTTCTCCCAGATAATTGAGGACCGGAAGAATCTGCCCGTCGCCAAGCATGTCCCACGTGAAGATGTATCCTGCGCTCGGCTCATCAATAGACGGATTGTTGGTAGCATAACAGAGCAGGATTGCATTCGGATCTCCGATAAATCCCATGTCTGCATCAGCCCCCATCGCTGCCTTGTTCATAATGGACTGCATAACAACTACCCTTTCCGTGCTGAAGAGCTGGGAAAGAACATTCAGATTTACGTTCGCCGGATTCATCGTTGATCCGCCATATTTTACTCTTTCGAGGATTCCAGGATGGTTCTTCAGCGCGGTAAACACATTTGCCCCAAGCCCAATACGGTTTGGTCTGCGTCCAGTCAGCTCCTGCATCTCCGTCGCTTTTTCATCGAAGAACTTAACCGGATCCGAGTTGTCATTGCTGAATTTGATAAACTGCTTTCCGGACACGCTTGTTGAATCAACACCCGTGTATTCGTTGGACCAAACGCCAGACTTAAAGAAACTTCCTGCAAACAGCACATCCTGATGGATATTAGCCTGCTCAGCGATTGTCTTTGTCCTCTGCACTCTCGGATCTCTTGTTGCCGGTCCCTGACGGCGCTGAAGATCCGTCTGTCTGATCTGATCGATCCCCATAATCATCTGGTCTACTTTGCAGTTATATGTTTCCGTATGCTCGGATACAACAGCCGGAGCAACTTTGCCATATGCCGGCTTTCTCTGCCAACTGTCTCTCAGCAAATCCTCTTTGTCAAAAATGTAGTAATTATCGGATGACAAATCTACCGGGCATACCGGAAACAGGGATTTCGCAAAATAATTCGCTGAATTCTGGTAGTAGGACAGTGCCATGTTAGTCAGTGCTGTGTGCGGTCTGAATGCTCCCTTTGCAATCTCTGCCGCAATTCCCTTTGTAGTGTTTCTCATGTGTTATTCCTCCTTTTCTATTAGCCTTCTCCACCGGCAGCCGCCGCTGCTTTCTGGTATTTGGTGATCTGGATGCAACAGTATTCGTTTGCCTTTGCGCTGGATAATGCAATGCCCAAGACATAGTTTCCGTCAGTCGCTACCGCAGCAAGTCCATTTGCCCCTGCCGTAATCTCCTGTCCTTTTGTGATTGCGACGCCGGCAAGAACAAAGCCGATATCCTTTACCAGAATGTCCACATCGTCCCCGATGGCTACCTTCCCGGACTCAGCTCCAGAGATGTCATTGTAGCCCGCCTCGATAAGGGCAACTCCAACCGGAATATCTGTGCCTGCCGTAGCAAGAACCACATTGCCGTTTCCGTCATATTTCATAATCTTATTTCTGCAGTCGGCAATTTCAGCGCCTGCTTTTTCAACGATCGTTGCGGAATTATTGATCTGTGTTCCGTTAAAATTCTTTGCCATAAGTCTTTCCTCCTTCCTTAAAATCCTGCCTCTTCATCGTAAGAAGCCAGTAACTCAGGGTTGCTTTCCCACGCTTTCGCGAGAGCGTCCGCATAGTTCAGGTCCGGATCTTTTTCCATATATCCCTTTGCGATAGACTCTACCTGCGCTTCTGATTTCCCCTTCGCAACAGATGCGTAACTTCCTCTTCCTGATTTACCAATCTCGGAAAAGATACCGGAATTGTCAGCCATCGCAACCATAGAATCGAGTGTGGAGATCATATCGTCATAAGCGGTACCGCCAGCAGCTTTCAAAGTCTTCAGGACAGGCCCGAGCTCTTCCGCCTTCTTTCCGATAATCTCGTATTTCTTTGCAATTTCCATGAATTCTCTGTTTTCTGCTGACTCCCGGTATTTTCTAAGAGCCTCAATCTCCGCTTTGACAGCCGGATGCAGGCCTTTGAAGATATCCTCCTCCGGATCAGCCTGTCCAGTAACAGATTTTTTCGTTGTCTGCTTTCCGCTACCATTGTCAAGATCCTCTTCCTCATCTGTGCTCGCCTTGTTGGTTCCCGGCTTCACTGTAGACTTCGCAACAGGATCCTCCTCTTCTTCAATACCGTACTTCTTCATGATTTCCTCGTAAGCCGCCCTGTCTTCCGGGGTCATTTTAGATTTGTCGATTTTTGCCATTTCTTCAAATTCTCCTTTCTCGCTGTTCATCGCTTTCTCAATTCTTTCGTCCAGGATTGTCCTGAACTTCCTTAAGGATTCGATATCATTGATACCGACATCCTTCTTGATTCCGCTGACTTTTCCGGCAGCCCAGCTACTGATAGCATCAGCGATGATTCCGTCGAATTCGGATATGCTTTCTTCCATCATGGACTGCGCTGTGGATCCGTCGAGATCATCGTCGTAAAGAATCGACTGCAGGGAAGACTGTAGTGCATAACAGATGCTCCACATCTCATCGGCCACCTTCTGTCGCTTTACCTCGGTCATCTTCTCTCCAAACGTCTGAGAGTTGCCTTTTTCTATGGTTGCGTCAGCATTTTCGGCTATCTCTCCCATAGCTTCATCGTAAAGTCCTGCCATTTTCGCAAAAGCGGCTACAAACCGCTTCAACGCCGGCTCTTTCTGCGGTGACAATTCTCCTTCGCCTCTTCTTTTGAACAACTTAATATCTGCCTGCTGGTTTGCTCCTTCGTCAACGAAATCGACTTTTTTGACACTCAAGTTTCTTAATTTTGTTGCCAATACCCTTACCTCCTTCCATCGTTTTTTATAAAACAAAAAGCGGGGTTAACCGCTTTCTGAATTACCACTGTTTATTCACACTGTTCTAATATCGGATCATTCTTATGCTTCTCAAAATGCTCGTATTTTTTCTTTGCGAGCCTCCACTCGTAATACACCCTCCCCACCCTCATTGCCACTTCGATTACAAGCAGGGATAATGCAATCAGTATCAAGATCGAGTATATGTTCAGTAGTTCATAAAATATCATTCTTCCTCGACCTCCACTCTTTCGGCTTCCCCCTCGATAGAGAACATAGAGTATGTTCCATCTTTCACCTTTTCCCACACATCATCATCTGTGACCAGGAATCCGATCCACCATCCAACAGGAAGGGTTCCTTCCGGAATACCCATTGCAATCATCTTTTCCTCCGTGAAAACTACGCTTTCAACCAATGTCGCGCAGTCGCCACGCTCATGCATCTCTCCGCCCTCCCTGTAGAGTCGGACGAAATTATAT